CGTTGCGTCCGCCCCCGGCTTTTGGCGTGAATTCGCCATTTTTGGAAGGGCTGGACGGGCTCCAGGCCCCGCACATAGTATCTGGAAACCCGTCCACACTTTCACTCTCACCCGTCCCCGGTCCACCCACAAGACCGTCCCTGGACTGAAATAGGACTTTTCATATGAGATACAAGAGAACAGAACACCCATACCCTGACAATGAGCTCCTGGGTTTCCGTCCTGTGGCGGAACTCCTGGGCGTTTCAAAGACCACCATAGAACGCGCAATGGCCGCCGGCCGGATAGATCAATTTGAGGACTCCAAAGGGGTCCCCCGTTTCCACCAGGTAGTCACGCCGCAACAATTCCACGCCAACAAGGTGACCTCTAAGGTGAGCACACCCACGCGCGGCCAGGCCGCCGCCGGAATGGATGGGCTATCCGCCCAGGCCGTGGCCCACTTACCGCTCACCAATCCAGGCACCGTTTCCGCGCCAAAGTCCCGCACAAAACAGGCCAGGCCCCAGGGCAAGTCATCCGCCTCCGGGTGGGATCCGACCAAAGGACCTCTGGACCTGACCACTGCGGAGAAGGAAAAGCGGGAGCTGGCCATATCCCGCGCGGAAAAAGAACGCTTCCAGGGGCGCCTGGTCCAACTCAAAGTCATGGAGAAGGAAGGGACCCTCCTGGATAAATCCATTTTTTATCAGAAAGCCTACACGTTGGGCTCCTCAATCAAGGACAAGCTAAACGGACTCCCCTCCCAGACCGCCTCCCAAGTGGTGGCTGCCATTGAGGAAGCTCTGGTGGGTTCTGGGATCCCTGTGACCCGGGTCCGGGAACTCCTGGCCAAAGCCAACATGGAGCACACCGTCCGGGAACAGTTCCGCTTGGGTGTCACCCGCGCGCTCCGGGACCTGACCTCCAAACCCATGGAGGACCTAATCCGTGAATGAGGAACTAGACCAGGAAATCCTGGAGGATGTGGAGATCCCGTACAGGGGAGACCGTGACCTCATTTCGGACTTGAATGTGGAGTGGGCACTCTACGGACTTTTGTGCGGACTCCGACCTCCCCCAGATTTGACCATTTCCCAGTGGGCCCAGGAGGAGCGGATCCTCCCCAAGACCTCCAGCTCTGAGTCCGGAGGTTGGGAGAATGACCGCACCCCGTATCTGGAGGAAATCATGGATTGCCTTAGTCCCCAGCACCCCGCGGAGGATGTGGCATTTATGAAACCCTCCCAGATTGGCGGGACTGAGGTTCTAATCAATACAGCCATGTACTATGCCAAGCATGACCCGTGCCCCATGGGTGTATTCCAGACCACGGAAAAGACCGCGGAGCGCTTCACAAAACAGCGGATAAACCCGTCCTTCTCCGCCATGGGCCTGGATAAGCTCATGAGCGGGAACAATCTATTTTTCAAGGAGTTTCCCGGCGGGTCCATGATTACCGGGTGGAGTAACTCCGCCGCCAACCTTCGCTCAATGCCTCTACGTATTGCGTTAAATGACGAAATATCCGGATGGGTGGAGGACTGTGAGGGTGAGGGTGACCCCTGCGACCTTATCGCCGCAAGAACGGAAAATTTCCCAAACAAAAAACGCTTTTGGTGCTCCACTCCAGGGACCGAGGGCCACTGCAGAATCACTCAGAAATATCTGGCCGGGGACCAGCGGGAGTACCGTGTCCCGTGCCCCTGGTGTGGGGAGCTCCACGCCTGGAAATGGGAGTACTTGAAATGGGACCGGGACCCACGTGGAAAACACCTACCCGCCACCGCGAGGATGAGGTGCCCACATTGTCACTATGAGTACCGGGAACACCTAAAGACTGAGCTAATGTCTAAGGCCTCCGGCGCGCGCTGGGTGGCCACCAATCCCAGCGGCCTCTATCCGTCCTTTGGACTCAATGCGCTCTATTCTCCCATGGGGTGGTTCTCCTGGGAGAAGATGGTTCGTGAATTCATAACCGCCCAGGGTAATATCTCCAAGCAAAAGACCTGGACCAATAACCGCAAGGGGGAGGCCTGGCAAACAGAGGGCCTTTCCGTGGATGGTGACGGGCTCCTGGGACGCCGGGAGGATTACCTGGCCGAGGTTCCGGACGGCGTGGTCCTCCTGACTGCGGGCGTGGATACCCAGGACAACCGACTGGAGGTGGAGGTGGTGGGCTGGGGCAAGGGTTATGAGTCTTGGGGCATAACCAAAAAAATCTTATATGGGAATCCTACCCAGCCCCAGGTCTGGGCGGATTTAGACGCCGTGCTCCTGGCACCTTACCGGATGGAGGACGGAACGGAACTACACGTGGCCGCCACTCTCCAGGACGCCATGGGTCACCATACGGATGAGGTGTACACGTTCACCGGACGCCGGGAATACCGCCGCGTCTTTTCTTCCCAGGGCCGTTCCGGTGCAGGACGCCCCGTGGTGGGCAAGCTATCCAAGACCACCAAGGGCAAGGGCGCCAGCCTAGTCCCCGTGGGAGTTGACACGATAAAAGACCAGCTCTTTGAGTGGCTCAAGCTGGAGGACCGCGCGCCGGGTTATTGCCATTTCCCGAAAAATGAGGAATATGGGGATGAATTTTTCAAGCAATTAACCGCGGAAAAGAAAACAAAAAGGTACCGCAATTCTCTTGTGGTCTGGGAGTACAAAAAGACTAGGGAAAGAAACGAGGCTTTGGACTGCCGCGTCCTGGCCCGCGCCGCCGTCAATCTGGTGGGCGTGGACCTGGACAAGCTGGCTGAGTTGGGCCGCCCGTACACTTTCAACCCAGCCCGGGGCCTGGCCAGAAAAAAGAGGGGGGTGAGGTCCTCTGGGGCGCGCCAATGATTTTGGGATATATATATTTTTGGAAGTATCTATTTTTTTTCGGAGGTCTACCCTGAGCGCATATAGTCTGACCTTTGCCAAGGAACGCTTGGCCGTGTATTATGCGGCTGAGGAGGCCGCGTTGTCTGGCCAGTCCTACACCTTGGGAGGCCGTTCCCTCACACGTGCCAATCTTTCCGAAATACGGAAAGGTATCCAACTATGGGAAGGGCGCGTGGAGCGCTTAGAAACCACGGGCCGCTCCGGTCCCAGAATGCGGAGTGTAATCCCTCATGGCTGACCAGTTCTCCCTCATACCTTCTACTCCGGCCCCCACGGCCTCCGGCTCCGGCTGGTCCTCCTGGGGTACGGACACACCATATCACGGGGCCTCCCGCCGCCGTGAATCCATGCGCGCCTGGAATCCGTCCCGCGGATCCGCGGACCGCGACACTATCACCACCATGGAAACGCTGAGGGCCCGGGCAAAAGACCTAGTCCGCAATGTTCCGGTGGCATCCGCCGCCGTGCTGACTATGTGTACCAATGTTGTGGGGACCGGGCTCAAGTGCCGCCCACACTTAAACGCCACTTTGCTGGGGATCACCCAGGAACAGGCGGAGGAATGGGAAACCCGCGCCCGCTATGGTTTTGAACTCTGGGCCAATTCCAAGAACTGTGACGCGGAGAGGAAATCCACCTTTGCCCAGCTCCAGGACCTGGCACTCCGAACCCAGCTAGTGAGTGGTGATTGCTTCGCACTTACCCCTATGAAACCCACGCCCGCCTCACCTTTTGCACTTTCTATCAAGCTTCTGGAGGCTGACCGATGCCAGAACCCCACGGGGTATCTGGACACGGACCAGCTGGCGGGGGGAGTTGAAACCGATTTACACGGCGCCCCTAGGGCGTACTATTTCACAACCACGGTGCCCAATAGTCTGAGCGCCTCCACCTATGTCCAACTGGACACCATCCGGGTCCCCGCTTTTGGCGCGGAGTCCGGACGCCCTCTGGTTCTCCACCTGTTCAAACCCGACCGCCCGGACCAGCGCCGCGGCGTCACCTGGTTGGCTCCAGTCATTGAACCAATCAAGCAACAGGGCAGATACCAGGACGCGGAAATCATGGCCGCCGTGGTGTCTGGTATGTATACCGTTTTTGTTCGTACTCCTGGAGGTTCAGGGGAATGGGACGGAAATGTCCCGTATGATGACAAGGTGGAAAAGCTGGGGGTGGAAGATGACAAGAAATCCCTGGAGCTGAAATATGGGGGAGTGGTGGACCTTGCGGAGGGTGAGGATGTGAGCTTTGCCAATCCTGGGCGCCCAAATCCCAACTATGACCCCTTTGTAAATTCCATTTTTCGTGAAATTGGCGCCGCTCTTGGCTTGCCTTATGAAGTTATGTTGAAATATTTTTCCAGCTCCTACACGGCCGCGCGCGCCGCGTTCCTTGAGGGTTGGAAAACCTTCCGCCGCGCGCGGATGGATTTGTCCTCGGACTTTTGCCAGCCAGTATATGAAACCTGGCTACTGGAGGCCATTTCCATTGGATTCCTGGAGGCTCCCGGATTCTTTGAGGATTCGCTCCGACGTCTTTTGTGGTCCCAAGCGTTATGGGTGGGCGATGCTCCCGGCCAGCTTGACCCACTCAAGGAAACCCAGGCCCACAAGCTCCAGGTGGATGAGCAATTTAAAGACCGCACCACCGCCACAATGGAAGTCACGGGTGGCGATTATGCCAGGACCGTGGTCTCTCTTGCACATGAGAAAGCACTTCGCACGGCCGCCGGAATCGGTGAACCCGGAACGGTCCAGAAAACCGCCAGCCTTTCTGTGCAGGGCTCCGGCGATGATACTCAGGGAGAATTTAGAGAATGAAAAACAAGAACTTTTCACGCGCAGACTATATCCAGGCCCTTTGTGGCGGTG